GGATAATGTTTATGTAAAGCTCTTTCAACTGATTTGAAATAATCCATTTATATATTTAATTTATTTTTTATTTTGGCTCTACCTTTTTTAAAGGTAGATTATTTTTCTTGTTTTGTTCATAATATTCTTTTTTTTGTTCTTTGTGTTGTTGATAATATTCTTTTTTTTGTTCTTTATGTTGTTGATAATATATTTTGTCATATTGTTTCTTTTGTTCTTTTGTTTGTTCTAAATATTCTTTTTTACTTCTACCTGCACATCTTATGTTCATATCAGCCTTTAAGAGTTCGCAGTAATATCTTTGTCTTGCTCTTGCTTCTTCTTTGTTTTTACAATGACATAGTTCTATCATTGACCAATTATACCAACCTCCGTTATCACGAATAATTTGATATATTTTATCATTGTAATTTTTATTTGTTTCATTAATTGACGCATTTTTATGACTATATTTTCTTTTTGTAAAATTTGCTGTGTAACCAACATAACGACAATTTACATTTAAACTATTACATACCAATTTATAAATAATAAAATCCATCTTATAGAATTAAAATTAAATTATTTTATTATATTTTATCTTATTAATATATAATGAAAATTGAAATCTTAAAAAATAAAGCACCTGATTTACCAAAAGTAAATTTTGTGTGTGATTGTGAATTAAGCAAAAAAATGTTAGAGTTTCCTATGGCGTCAGAACATCTTAACAAATATAATACAACTTTATTTATAGGTAGTCCTGGTAGCGGCAAGACATCGCTTTTAATTAATTTTATTAAAAAACTTTATAAGAAAGTCTTTCACAGAATATACGTATTTATGCCTGTATCATCAAGAGCATCTCTTAAGCCTAATATCTTTGAAGCATTACCTGAAGAACAACTCTTTGAAGAATTAAATGGAGAGAATATTTCATTTGTATATGACCAACTTAAAGAATTAAGTGAAGACGGAAAATCTACATTAATTATTTACGACGATGTCCAAGCCAAACTAAAAGATAAATTTGTATTGAATAAATTAAAACATATTATAGCGAATCAAAGACATTTACATGTTGTGAATTTAATTATGTGTCAAAACTTTTTCGCTCTTCATAAATCATTAAGAGAAATTGTAACCAATGCTGTTCTATTCAAACTTGGAAAGTCACAAACCGATAAAATTTTTGATGAGTTGATTGAACTACATAGAGAGAAATTTGATGAAATCCGTAGGTTGGTTTTTGATGAGAAATACTCTTGGATGTTTATCAATTTAGGCACACAAAAGATTTATAAAAAATTTGACCAACTTATATTTAATGAAGATGAAAATGAAAATAATGAAATTGAAAAAAAATAATATGTTATAATATAATATAATGGGCTTCTTTAAAAAACTTACAGGACAGGCTTCAAATCTGTTTAAAAAGGCGAGTGGAAACACAGACCGATTTTTTAATAAAGCGGCTGATGCTGTTACGAAAGCAGCAGACCAAACTGGTTCAGGTATTGTTCAAGGTGGAAGGGTTATTGGAAGCGGTTTGAAACAAGCAGGAAACGTATTAGAGAAGAGTGCTCCTATTGCTGGCGAAGTTGGTGCTAGTCTTGCTATATTGGCAGGACAACCTGAACTAGCAGTTCCTTTAATGAGTGCATCAGTTGCTGCTCAACAAGCAGGACAACGTGCCAAGCAAGTCGGTGGGCAAATTAAATCTACATCTGTTGTAGCTCAAGGTATGGTTCAACAAAAATCTAACGCTTTGACAAATACTTTAGCACAAGCTAACCAACAACTTCAGACAGCAAGTCAAACCGCTCAACAAAAATTAAATGCTGCTGGTTCTGCTGCTATGTTACCATCAAACAATCTAGCTGCTATTCATGCTGACCTTGCTCAATAAATTAGCGGTTAAATTAGCGGTTAAATTAGTGGGAAATTTGACACCGCCCATGGGCGTTACTACATTTTTTCTATATTTACTATAATTGATTATTTAAATATAGTAATTATTAAATTTTGTAGTATTTTTTTCTCAATATATGGTATATGCCAAAGAAAGTTATCATAACAGAGGACAGCGATGAAGAACTTGAAGTCAAACCACAAAAGCAATCCAAAATAAAACAGGAAGTTGTAACACCTGTACAAGAACCTACAACAAAGCGAACATATAACTTAAGCGAGGCTGAAAGAGAACGCAGACGACAATCTTTAGCAGTTGCACGAACACTCAGAAAACAACAAGTTAATCATAGACAAGAAATTGAGCAACAAATGCTAAAACAACAAGAAGAACAAACTAAAGCAAAAATGCTTAAGAATGTTGAAAAACTTAAAAAGAAAAAGGAAAAGGAAATATACAATCAATTGTTAACTGATGAAATACCACAACCAGTTAAAACTAAAAAACAACCAAAAATAGTTTATGAAGAAGAAAGTTCAAGCGAAGAAGAAGTTATAGTTGTAAAAAAGAAGAAGAAATCACAAGTAACACAGCCGCAGCCTACACCACAGCCTACACCACAGCCTACACCACAGCCTACACCACAAGTAACACAGCCACAACCATTTAAAATTAGATTTTTTTAGCGAAGTTAGAGAGAAAATATATAAATAATATAAATGGCTTTATTCATATTATTAATGATGTTGGTTACTTTATTGTCAAGCATTGTTTATGTTGCTTTATCATTTAGAATCAATGAAGAAGGACAATGTTATTTACGAGGATTTTAATTTATTCTTCAAGTAATTTATTAATCATATTATCAATTTCTTCAAGATTTAGTTTTCCTTTTGATGTATACTTTAAATCCTTTAATACTTTAATAGCTTTTTGATTTTGTTTTTTTTTATAATAGGCTTCTCTCCATACTAACTGGTTTTTAATCATATTTCTGAATAATTTTTCGTCCATTTTTTTATATATGTAAAGATAAAGTCTTTGGTTATATTTTTTTTTAATTTGGAAAAAAATAAAAGGCAAGAACGCACTTTTTTACTTCCATATTATAATGATAGGTGGCAAATTTACGATTTTAGTTATTATTCTTTAAAGAAATATATGAAAATCGTAAATTTGCCACTTAAAATTAAGTAATTATAATATAACAATAAAAATATTTAGAAATATCTGTATATATTATATAAAAATGAATACTTGCCAGTCATTAACAATTGAAGAAAAGTATAATAAAATGATAGAATCTCAAAAACAAGCACATAAAAAATATTACGAAAAAAATAAAGAAACTATAAATGAAGTAAAAAGAAAATATTACAATGAAACGCTACGAAATAATGAAGAATATAGGGCAAAAAAAAGTGAATATAATAGAAAAAGATATTTAGCCAAAAAAAATACAGAAGTTTAGGAAAATATATTTATTTAAAAATAACTTAAAAATATTTTCTGTAGTTATATTATAATGGTAAAACAAACCGAAAAGATATGGTCTCATAATTGGCAAAAGAATGATGATGAAAACGGTGGAGCTTTGAAGGTTGCAATAAATAATTCTAAAGTAGAACAAGTAGTAGTTCATAGTCAAACAAAGAAAAATGGTAGAATTTGGACTTCTATGAATGAATGTGAGCTATTAGAAATGATAAAAACAAACAAAGGAGTTTATGAAGTCATAACTAAATTTCCTCATAAATTATTTTTTGATATAGACGGAAAGGTAGATAGACAACATACAAAAGAAGAATTTGATAATTGGATAGATAATACATTAGGAATTATAATAAATTATTTTCCAAATACTGAATTTGCTATATCAGGTTCAAATACAGAAACAAAGATGTCTTTACATATAGTTTGTAATAATTATTTAATTAGAAATGAAGATGAGAGAGAAAAAGTAAAGACATTGGTAAAATATATTAGAGATAATGAAGATTCGACATTTGACTTTACAGTATATTCAAAAAATAGAAATATGAAAGCAATAAATCAAAGTAAAGATGATGGAAGAGTTCAAGAAATAATTAGAGATGAAAATCCAAAAAATCATTTAATAACTTGTTTTATAAATGAGAATTGTTTGGAAATGCCAAAATTTAATGAAGAAGTCGAAAAGGAAATTTTAATAGAGAAAAGTCACAAGACATTTAATATAGGTTTATTGCCAAAGTTAACTTTAAGTGTGCCAAAAGATTTGGATATAGATACGGTAACTCCTGAACAAGCATTACAATTATTACCAAATAATAATTCTTGTGAATTTACATATAGACATTTAGTTTGCCGTTTTTGTTACTATAATGATATAAGTTTTGAAATGTTTTTTGCGTGGATTGTAGAGCGTTTTAATGGCAAATATGATGAGCAATCAAAATTATCTCAATGGTTAACACATTGGAATAATATGAAAGATTTTCCTCCTGTATCTATGGATAGAATTATAACAATATTGGCTGTTTTTTATCCTCATTTAAAAAAAGACATACATTATCGCCGATTTGCAGAGAGTTTCTTGCTTTCAGTAGAAAATATCTGTAAAATAGAAACAATAAATCAAACTTGTTTTAATGATGATAAAAAATATTCACTTTTTAATGTTGGGATGGGTGGTGGTAAAACAGCTCAGACAATAACATATTTAAGTTCTCAATCAAATTTTATATGGATTGCTCCAAATAAAGCATTAGGAACAAACACACATAAAAGATTCGAAGATGAAATGGTAGATGTAACACATTATGAAAATATAAAAACAAAAGACAAAAAGAATGGCAATATGAAAACAGAAAATAAATTGATAGTTTGTTTGAATTCTTTGCATTATTTGGAAGATGTTAATTATAAGGTAGTAGTGATTGATGAAATAGAAACAGTATTAGATAAGTTTTTGGGTGATTTTTTGGAACAAGGATCAAAACAATATAAAAGTTTAGTTTGGCAGACATTCATAAAAATGATAAGAAATGCTAATAAGGTAATATTTTTAGATGCTTTTATAACAACAAAGACTTTAAATTTAATAAAAGAAATTGAAGGAACATTGAATAAAGTTAGAATTTATGAAAGATTTATTGAGCCACAGACAAGAACAATAAAATATATGGAAAATGATGTTCACATGATTCAAGATATTATTACAAAAATAAAAAATGGGAATAAACTATTTATATTTTATCCTTATAAGAATTCTTCACAAAATTGGAATTCAATGGAACAGATTTTTAATACAATAGAACTCGCAACAGGTAAAAAAGGTATATTTTATAATGCAGATGTAGACGATAAAAAGAAAAAGGGATTAAAAGATGTAAATACAAATTGGTCAGGTAAAGATTTTGTTATTGTAAATAACATTGTAACTTGCGGAGTAAATTATGAGAAACTTGATTTTGATTATTGTTATATTTTTATAGCCCCACATAATTCGCCAAGAGATATAATTCAGGTTTCATATAGAGCAAGACATTTGAGTTCAGGTGTAATAAAATTTTGTTACATTGGAAAAATGAATCAAGAAAATAGTTGGTTGAATGATTGTAAAAAGATGAATTGTAGAATTTATAATAGTTTATTTCAATCAATTTTAATAGAAAAGAAAAGCCCTATCAAAAAAACGATTCAATTATTTTGTAGAAAAGCAAACTATAAACAAAAGGCAGATGATTTTGTTGTAAATAGCATATTAGAAAAAGAAATAAACAAAATTTTAAAAACACAAAATATAGGTATGGAATATAAAGATATACCTGATATAGATAATTCACAAGCAGAAATAATAGAAGAAAAATGTTTTTGTCAAGAAGCAACTATGATAGAGAAATATGCTTTGAATAAGTTTTATTTTAAAAAGAATTTTACAAACGATAAAGATGAAATACTTGGCGAGATTTGGGATGAAAAATTTATTTTTTTTTTTAAACGATTAACAGCAGTTTTACAGAATGATAATCATATATTTAATAAGATAGCAAAGTTAAATAATTATAAAAGATTATTTCCAAAAGAGTTTAAGAAAATAAAACTGAATGACGAAATAAAATCAGAAATATTTGAACAATTTAGTTTTAAATATGTTTCATCAAATTCGACAGCAACAAAAATATGTAAAGAGATTTACAATACATTTTTTAAACCAAATTTGATAACTACCAACACAGATGAAGCAAAAAATATAACATACTACGTAGCAGAGAATGTATATGATTATTATGAATACGCTAAAGATAATTTAATAATAAATCAAGAGTGCTATTTGACTTATAATAAAATGAATGAAATGAATAGCGAAGAGTTTTGTATTGAAATATAAATAAATAATGTCGTCATCAAATTACGATGACATTATTTGTGATTAAAATGGATAGATGGATATCAACAACAAGTTGGGTTTAAAATAACATACCTTGTGTTCCAATATAGAATAATATTTTATCTTTAAATACTTTTTTTATTTATTTTTCTTCTTCTGACGAGTTTAAAGCATTGACACCTTGAAATGGTTTTAACACCGGTTGTGGAATCATTCTCGTAGTATTGTGTAATTTTTGGGAATTAAGTATTTTGGTTACTTTATTGGATTCCATGTCGGCTTCTTCACCGCTATCTTCTTCAATTATTAAGTCAAGTTTTTTTTTAGCAGTCCCAAGTTTTAATTGTTCATTTTTCTTTTTTTCTTTTTCTTGCTCTTTTTCCTCTTTTTTAAGCTGTCTTTCTTCTTTTTTAAGCTGTTTTGCCATCAAGTCTTCCATTGATTTATTTTTCCTTTCTTCAATAATTAAAGCAGTCTTTTCTTCCTGAGACAAATTTTTAAAAGATTTACTTCGTTTATCTAACTTACCTGTTTTCGTATATAATGTGCTATATATATTTGCACTCGATAACATTTTAGGTGGTTCAAAGCTTTCAGCCTTCGATTTTGTAAGCATTGATATTGGTTGAGATTTTTCAATTTCTATTGGAGCAAAGTTTTCATCTTCTAAATGAACACTTGATTTCTTTGCGATTTCAATAACATCTTTTAATGAGTTACTTAATGGCTGTGCCATAATTGGTTCAGTTGACAATATCCTTTCAAATTCAGGTTTCTTTTGAGAAGCAAATAAATTACTTAATTTTTCTAAAAGTTGAATATTTGTAGTGTTTTGAACTGCTAAAGGAGATATTTCCTTCTGTTTAGAAACAGGAGTATTAGTTCGTTGTCTTCTTGGATTTGTACCAACATTAACAATAACGGTTTGTTCTTGTTTTAGCTTTACAATTTTTTGCTTTTGCTTTTTAATTTTTTTTTTTGCCATATATATTAATAAATATTTTTTTCTCTATATAAATTATAATGGGTAAGCAAAGTATGAAATTAATTCGTCCGAAGTTAGCTGCTCAATCTGTGACTGATAAGACAGAAATTAATAATTATATTAAGTCTGTCTATGAAGGTGTTAATGATAAAGATAGTTTAAAATTTTTACCTAGTTTTATCTTGTTTGTTTGCTGCGTGGTGGAAGAGTGCTATAGCAAGAAGACGATACATAAAAGTAAAATTAATAAGAAAGACGAAGTCTTTAATCATGTATCAGCATTTTTAGAGTCTCAATTAAATGAGGCTGATAAGAAAATTATTGGTAACATTATAGAAGATTTACATTCAAGTAAACGAATTAATAAAGTATCTATGGTATCTAAATTGATATTTCATATCGGTAATTTTTTTTTGAAAAAAGGATAAATGATTATATTAAAGATTATATAATAAGTTATTTATATGGTAATGCCATAGATGTTATTTTAACTGAATTATGTGTAAATAAAACAATAATATTAATTATTTTGTTTGTTATTTGAATAGCAGTTTTAATTTTTTTTATATAATTATATTATATAAATGAGACTTTCAGGAGAATGTGCTAATTTTGAAATAGATACAGGAAGTGTTACATACGCAAATGCTTTTACAAACGAATCTATGACATACAATGTCACGATAGATTTAAGAGTTGCATTAGGAGATATGTATGACAGATATGATATTTTTCTAATCGTATTTAATGGAATTTCAATGTACGGTAACGTAACATCTTATAGCACAACAACAGGCGTAACAGGATTAAACGCTACTGCTGTTTGGACGCTTGGAATGAGTGGATTGAACTGGGCTAACAATACTTTTAATGGTAATTTAAATCCAATTGCTTATTTTCCAAATAGATATACGATGCCTATAACAGGGGCTTATACAACTACGAACGCAGTAAGCAATAATGGTATATGCTTTCGTAAAACAGGTTCTTCTGTTGTTAATTTGTCATTAGTTCCATATCTGACTCGACAAGGCGGAGCTGGATTAGCAAATGGTAACGCCAACGGTGGATGGGATATTAATTATAATTTTACTATTTTCGGATTACATAGCAAATAAAATATCAATATATGATAAGTAATGTCAAGAAGTTTAGAATGTGCTACAATGATTTTAGATACTGGGTTTAACACGGTTCCTGTTGGTTCAGGGTCAATATCAAGTGTTTATTCATTTGATGTAGATTTTAGAAAAATTTTGGGAGAGATGTTTGATAATTACGATGTATTTGCTATTTCTTTAAATTCGGTTATAAATTACGCAAAAATTTCAAGTTACAACATGATACCAGCTCAAACCCCAAATCCAACTTTTGGGTCTAACGGATCTGTTTTAGTAGGAATGACTGGTTTAAACTGGTTACATAATACACTTAATGGAATAGATTTAACTTTGGGATTGTTTCCAAATGCTTTCCAAATAGGGGGCGGCGGTGCTACTTCTGACGGCTTATGGGGGGTTGGTGAATTTAAATATGCTAATAGTATTTTATTTGCAAAACCAAATAATCCATATACAACATTGACAGTAGGGTTATACTCACCGAGAAATCAAGCATTTGTTAGGTATGGAAATTCATCACAAGATGTAAGACTCCAGTTAAATTATAATTTTTCTATTTTTGGAATTGAATATCCAAAATAATTTTATTATTAATAAATTAACAAAAATAAAATTATTATGTTGGTAGGTTTCCGTTAAAATCAAACGATATCGTTGGTAAAGCAATTATTTCATAAGGTGAACTATTGGTTGGTCTAAAATAAACTTTTATAGATGATGCTTTATTAAAAGTTGGTGCTGCATAAAACTGTGGATTATCAGATGTATTTTCAACAGTCTGAATCAAATCTCCCAAATAAAAAGTACTGTCATAAATTAAAAACTTATAACCAGGATTAATAATCCAACCGTCATCATCATTATTAGGTGATAAACGATTTAGACTACAAAAGACTGGAAATAATTGATACGGAAGTGTGTTAATAAAATAACCTGCTATAAAATTTTTACATCTAAACGCACCTGATGCATAACCATTTACTATTCCTAATGTGTTAAGATTAGCATTTCCATTTGAAATATTAGCATTTGTGATGTTAGCAATGTTTGAAATGTTGGCAGTTGATGCGTTAATGCTATTAGTTTGAATATTAAATTGATTTATTTGGTTATTTGATATTAAGGTTGAAGTCTTTACTTCAGAAGGTGTATTTGGTAAATATACAGCACTCGTATACTGTATTGTAAATGAGGTTGATGAATAATTAGAACCACTTGGACTAAGAAAATTAACATTGCCTGTTTTATCTGATACATCAGTATTAACATAATAACCGTTTACAGTTCCTCCTCCGTCTTGAAAATTTCCTGCCATGCTTGCAGTAAAATTAAAATATACTTTATATTCTAAATTGGCATTTGATGGCAAAGTATACGCTGGAATTGTTAAAGAGACATTTGTAAAATACTGCTCATAATTAAAAGAAGAATTTGAATAAGTGTATGTTTTAGATATAGGTAATGTGTTATTAGTTGTTATAGTTAACGATGTAGCATTTTGAAGATTTGTAATTGTATAATAAGCACTTATGGATGTTAGTGTTTCAGTCTTCTGAGCATTTGCTGGTGGTAATATAATTGTTGTTCCATTTCTATAAACAGATATAGGAATATTCATAACAATTGGTTTTTTAAAATTTTTATCAACTGTTATAGTGGCAACCAAAACATTACTAGTCCCATAAATTTTTGAATATGTATAAATTGGTAAAGGAATTTCAACCGCTTGAATTGTATTATCAATTGTTAAATCACCATGTATTATTGTATTTCCGTTTATTGTTGTTCCATCGTTTGAATTAACACTAACATAATTTGAACCTCCTGTAATCGTAGTGCTATTATTAGTTATTCTACATCCATTCTGTGTATTAGACCAAGCAGATATATTTAAATTACCATTAACACCATTTGACGTTCCCAATCCTACAATAGATATATCGCCTGTTTGGACAGTTGGATTAAATGCTCCGCTTGCAGAATTTGGAATAACAATTAAAGACCTATTTGAATTACCATTATCAGTAATATTCAAAGAAGCGTTAGTCGTTGTTCCGTTTGAAGTTGTAATTGATGTTGCTTTTAAGTTGGTTAAACCTGTTACCGTCAAATCATCTGTATTAGTAGCAAAATTGACATTTAATACTCCTACTGTTATATTTGTTGCTTCAATATTGGTAGCGTCAATTGTCCCAGTTGTAAAACTTGTTTCTAATGCGGTAATCTCTGCTCCAACATCCATGTCTCCAATAAATAATTTCTTGCCAAATCCAACTAAAAGATTGTTATTAAATGTAGTGGTATCTGTTGCTGACGCATAAGACATACCTGATGTTCTTGTTAGTAATGTTGAAACATTTGATGTATTTGCATTTAAATCTACGACAATATTTTGAGTTCCAACTTTTAATGTTTTACCATCGCTAATTGTTAAATTGTTATCAATCAAAGTGGTATCTGTTGCTGATGTATAAGAAATTCCAGTTAATGCTGTTGTGTTACCTTGTGATGATGATTGTAAGTTTGCTATTTGACTATCTAAAGCTGTAAACTTGTTATTAATATTTTGATTACAATTATCTAGACAATTTAATTCAGTTTGAGAAATATTACCTAATGTAGCAGTAGCACAAGATAATGAACCAGCTGGGATACTTAAATTTTTATTCATTGTAATGTTGTCATCAATTGTCAATGGTTCATCTAAATAAACACCACCAATATACCTTTGAAATCTAAAACCACCATTACCACCTAAACCACGATTATTCATAATAAAACTATATTGAGATGAATTATCACGATTGAACTGAAGTTGTAAACCATTATTATTTTGAATATTTTGAGTGTTACTGAATATTGTATTGTTTCTGCCTCCAATAATTCCATAACCAGCACAACGAAAATTATTAAAAACATTTTGAGATGTATTTAAAGGTTGTGATATGATTCCATTTCCATTAAAAGTTAAATTACTATTATTTGTTAGTGTAATCGCCTTTAATGTGTTTGTTCCTGTTCCTGATTGAGTTATAAATCCTGTTCCTGACATAGTTATGAGTTGGTCAGCATTCAATGTAATATTATTACAACTAATTGTTTTTAAAACAGTAGCCCCAGTTGTTTGAGTTATATCACCTTGTATTTGAGCAGTTCCTTGAATAATTGTATTTTTTAATGTAGCAGTTGAACCTGCTTCAATCATATCTAGATTACCATCAACTTCTAAATTTAATGTTTTTGAGTTTCTGAATATGTTAGTTTTTCCTGATGGTTCTACAGTTAAATCTTGAATAATAACACTAGAACCGTCCATTATTATATCATCAGTAGTAGTAGTTCCTGGAACGGTTACATTTGCTGGAAATACAACAGAATTTAAAATAACTAAATCTTTTGTTGTTGTTGTCCCTGACAGAGTATTTGAAACAGCATTTCCTGATTGAGTGATACTTTTTCCTGAACGCATTGTAAGATTGTCACAAGTCACATCTTTTAAAGAAGTTGAGCCGCCGTTTTGTGTTATATTTGAACCAACAACTAAAAAGCCATTAATATTTGTATCTTTTAAATCATTTACACCAGTCCCGCTTTGATTAATCTCTCCAGTTTGTGTTTGAGTAAAATTAGTATTAGTTAATGTGACAGTATTATTGAAATTACTAACACCATTAAATGTGGCTGTTAAATTGTTGCCATTCAAATCATAAATAATATTATTAGAAACATCATTAATTCGTAATCTTAAAGTATCGATAATATTGGCATTCATATTTATTACATCTGTTTCGTCAGCGGTCAATGTGTCACAAAAAACATCAATAGTTGTAATACTTGTTTGTCCTATTGTTGTTTGTCCGTCAGGGCTTGACTGTATTTCATCAGTATAAAATATTTTGTCGTGTGTAGCAACTCCGTCTGTAATTGTTGAAATGCCGTCAGATAATGTTTTAATACCATTCATAGATCTTTCGAATATTGAATAATCGCCATTTAAAGACATTATAATATATAGCTATTTTATATTTATATAATATAACTAAATGTCAAATAACATAGTTCAAGACAGCGTTAAATTATTTCTTACACCAAGTGGAGCAACTCTAAAGAAGAATGGTTTTTTTAATTCATCATTAGAGTTTAATATTCCGCAAATGTATCAGAAAGGAAGCGAATTACTTTACGCAACAATTAAATGCCTTCACGCAGAAATACCGTTTTCATTTTATATTGTCAACGAATACAATAACTTATTAAGCATAACAGATAAAGATAATGTAGTTCAAAATATTTACATAACATTTGGAAATTATAACGCAAATGGTTTAATTAATTATTTAACACCATTGTTACCAAATGGAATGTCAATAACATTTAACAACTCAATTGGTAGATTTACACTACAATATAATCACGAATTTACAGTTAATGCTACAAGTACTTGTTATATTTTGTTAGGATTTAACAAAAACCAAACATACACATCAATAAATAACCATATTGAGTTTCCCTATTTAGGAAATTTGTTAGGTAGCAAAAATATCTATTTAAAAATACCAAATTTAATTTTAGATAATTACAACACTCAGACTGGTGATAGAGCAACTTTAGCAAATATCCCAGTAAATGCTACCCCCTATGGATTAATATATTATGAAAATCGTTCAACGACATCAACAATAATTAAAAATATTCAAATGCCTGATATTTTATATATACAACTAACGGATGATACAAATAATTTAATAGATTTTAATAATATTGAATGGAGTGTTACAATTCAAATGGATTTTTATTTACAAAAAAGTTTAAATGAATATTCTAATTTTTAATTTTTTTTTTATCTAATATAATATTATAATGAGTCTCGCATTACCTTCCGAATTAGACTTCAGCCTACCAGCTTCTTTGCCTGATAATAGAAGTTATGAAATTCGCACACAACCCACAAATGGTGCTTCTTTCGTCTCTACTGCTGGAGGCACTATGATACAATTATCTCTTCCATTACTTCAACGCTCTTTTTATGAATCTAACACAATGTATTTAACTGGTAGAATAACACTTGCTGGGTCACTTGCCCCTGGGGCTGTAGATGCTACTGGTATTGGTCTCAATCCTAGTGGAATTTTTGGAGCATTTTCACGTATGACAGTAAGAGCTGCCAATGGAAATACTTTAGATGATATTCAAAACCCAGGATTTATTGCCAACCTGTTGTTAAAGTCAGGTATAACTTTTGCTGAACGAAGACCATTAGCAAACACTTTGTTACTTGCTGATAATGTTACATCTGTTAATTTAGGTTTGACAGTTAATGTTGCTAATGTT